CGCAAGAGCATTAATCGGGTTCTTTGAAATGTCCACAAGAACAACGTGAGCGCGGAAGCGCCAAGCAGTTGTCTTCGAGGATGCTGCATCGATCACAAGAAGATCGAGGGTATCAGCAGAAGTAGTGATATTGCCAGCACCAGCAGCCTTCAGCGTAAACTGAACGCCAGCAGCAGCGTTAGACACGCCACCGTCAACTAGTGAATCAACGTCACCACCAGTAAAGCCCACATCAAACGTGACCTGTGCATTACCAGAAGCTTCAAGAGTTTCAATACACCCACCGATAATCATCGAATCAGCAGGAATATCAATAAGCTGAACAACGTCACCACCCGCAAGGTCAGTGTTGTCAACCGCGTCAATAACCTGTGAGGTAATGACATAAGGAACAGCAGCATTGGATGGATGTCCAACCGTACCTAGCGTGCTAGAGGTATAATTATAAGTAGCCATTTTTCATGCCCTCCTTTAAGTGTCAAGATCGGTTACACCGACAAGCGCGCCAGTAAAACCAGTTCCAGAACCACGGAGAACCTTACGTCCGAAAACGTGAAGGCCACGAACAATATCAGCAAAGCTGTTCGGGTCACGAACAACTTCCGTCTTAGCAATTGCCGAAGCAGTTGCACAAGCACTCATGTGCCCAGCAAGAGCAAACGACTCACCACTAGTAGCAACAGGACCAAACGTAGCAGCCGCTGCCGTACCTAGTGAGCCAACAACCATTGAGTTGGACTGATAAAGCGTAAAGCCATGAACCTTACGATTGGTAACTTGACCATTCAAAAGGGGACTCATGGACTCGCCCGTAACACTTGCATCCATCAACTTAGAATCGGCCTGACGAAGAATTTCGTAGAACTGCGGCGGAGCCACAAACCAACGATTCTCTTCAGGAACGTCCTGTTCATCAAGAAGGCGAGCAAACTTAGCAATGTAGTTAGCAAGCTCGTCACCCGTGTTACCAGAAATAGCAGAACCCGCCGATCCAAGACCAGAACCAGCAGTTGCGTTGTCAGCAATATTTTTTAGAATGTTGTAGTCATATTGCTTTTTAAGAGCGTATGCACCCGAAGAGGTAGCAAGCGCCTCAAAGTTAACGTGACTCTGACGCTCTTCAATGTCGTCAACCTTAAAGGCAAAGTAGTTGCCCTGATCGACCGTGAGAGTGATCTCAGCGTCCGTAAGGTCTTGCGCGTTAACCGTAGAACCGCGAGTGTACGCCGAAACCGAAATCGTCGGTTCCTTAATAATCTTCACGGTGTCGCCATAGTTCTCAATTTCTCCCGCGTAGTCGGTGTTAGTGATTGCTTCTGCAACCGATGCACGACGGAAGTATTTTAGAACCTTTTGGCTATAAATAGCAGGTACGAAATTACCGTTAGGTAGATTTTCGTATCCGGCTGCTCCAGCATAAGCCATAGTTATCTCCTAAAATGTTATGTTAAGTTAAGGTCTAATTCTTCCTTCTCGATTGGCCTGTTCCAATTCTTTTTCTACTTTAGCGAATTGTTCTGGGCGTAGCCGAGAGATTTCATCAGAAGTCCAAATCCTCTTGTCTCCCTGTGTCCCTGCAATTTCACGGGTGCCGGAAGAAGTCCGTACCTGTTTAGCCGCAGAGCCACTGTTTGACTTTTTAAATTTGGTTTTAATACCCTTGTCCGCTTTATAAAGGTCTAGTGTACGAGCGGCCCATTTAACGTCTGTTGCGTTTTGTGTTACGCCTTTAGAAATGCTTTCAGGCTGTTCTTCAAGCCAATCAATAAAATCCTGATCTTCTTTAATATCAACAAAATCAGGGTGAGCAGCTAAAAGTTCTTTCTGTGCATTTCCACGTTCCAGATCACGCTCACGATCACGGAGGATTTCAAGATGTTCCTCAATGTCGCTTACACGAGAATCTGCTTGCATGTGTGCAACAGTCTCCACAATTCCAAAGATGTCAGGGTATTCCTCTTTAAACTTCTGAAGGTCTTCCTGACTTTTTGGCAACTTGATGTTTTCTTTTTTTGTTTGTTTACTAGAAACAAGCAAGTCTTCTTTTTCTTGTCGCCAATCCGATAACTTCTGATCGTAGTGTTTCTTGAGATCATCGTATCGTTTTTTAAAATTGTGATTACCGTTCTCTGTCCCTCCTACTTTTGATTTGCCGTCCGGGGTGGCCGATGCCTCGGTGTCCGTAGGTTCGTCAGGTTCGTCAAGACGAGTTCGGTAGTTATTTTGGTATGGGGTAGGTTCGCCTAGTTCCTCGTTTGTGTCAGGGGTATCAATCATAGTCACCTCCATGCGGGGCCATATCTCTATGGGTAGCCACGGTTGGTCTTCAAATGACAGGGCCAGAACATATGTTCTAGGTGGCTGTCGGAATTA